GGCTTTGGCGGGGTAGCAAGCGGTCCAGCACCACTTATTGATCTCCATACACGTATTCGTAATGTAATCGGTTCTAGGGCAGGAGAAGTCCTTGATAGCCGTGCAATTGTTGATATGGTAAATCTTATTGGTACCTGCGTTGTTTCTGGAAATGTTCGTCGTTCTGCTACCTTGGCACTTGGAACACCAGAAGATGATGGCTTTATTAATCTTAAAAATCCAGAAGTATTTCCAGAAAGAAACTCATATGATCCAGAAAAACCAGGGTGGGCATGGATGAGTAATAACTCAATCGCTGCTGAGGTTGGAACAAAATATGAAGACTATGTAGATTTAATTGCAGACAATGGTGAGCCAGGTTTTATTTGGCTTGATGTTGCTCGTAATTATGGCCGTCTTGCAGATGCTCCTGATTATAAAGATGCTCGCATTATGGGCTTTAACCCTTGTGCGGAGCAGCCATTGGAGTCTTACGAACTTTGTACACTTGTAGAAGTGCACTTAAATCGTCACGAATCCAAGGAGGACTTCCTCAAGACGTTAAAGTTTGCCTATCTTTATGGAAAGACTGTAACACTTATGCCAACACATTGGCAACAAACAAATGGCATTATGCAAAGAAACCGCCGTATTGGAACATCTCTTACAGGTATTGCTGCTTTTGCAGATGAGCACGGCCTTCCAGTTATTCGTGAATGGATGGACGAAGGGTATAACACAATCCGAAAATATGATCACTCATATTCAGAATGGCTATGTGTTCGTGAATCAGTTCGGGTAACTACTGTTAAGCCATCAGGATCTGTATCACTTCTTTCTGGTGCTACTCCTGGAGTTCACTGGGGACCTGGTGGAGAGTTCTATCTTCGTGCTATTCGTTTTGGTAATACTGATCCAATGCTTTATTTGTTTAAGGCAGCAGGGTATAAAATTGAATCAGATCTAGTATCAGCAAACACATCAGTAGTTTACTTTCCAGTAGCATCTGGACATAAACGTTCTGAGAAGCAGGTAAGCCTATTTGAGAAGATTGGCTTGGCAGCAACTGCTCAGAAATACTGGTCAGACAATGGCGTTTCTGTTACCCTATCATTTGATAAAGAAGAAGAAAAGAAATTTGTTGCTCCAGCACTTAATATGTACGAAGGACAGTTAAAGGCAGTCTCATTCCTTCCAATGGGAAATAAGACATATCCTCAGCAGCCATATACAGAAATAACAAGAGAAGAATATAACTCATATGTAGGCAAGATTGGCAAGATTGACTGGTCTGCTATTTATGATGGAGTAGAAAATCTTGAGGCTGCTGGTGAAGCATACTGTTCTACAGATGCTTGTGAGATTAAATTTTATTAGTCCCTAGCCTGCTATAATAGTGGTATAGGAGAACAATGTCTAATCCATCAAACTTGTACGCAGAAAAAATATTTTCAGAGCACCCATCAGTTTTGTGGGCACTTGATGATAAGGCTGACTATATAAGTTTGATTCCAGAGGCTAAAAGAAATATTGAATCTCAGTGGACAATTACTGGGGCAACTGTTAATACAGATCCTAATTCTGGTGCAACAAATCCTCCATTTGCAGATAGTCTTTCAACAAGTATTCTTGGAACTGTGCCATCTGGAGCAACAAGGACTATTTCTCTAATAAGCCCAAACCTTACAAACTTTTCTAATATGAATTCTTTGCTCGGTACATTTTCTATTGGAACATATTTTTATTCTAGTAGCATTTATGTTAATTCTGTATCTATTGGGTTTGAATACACCGACCCAAGCACCTCCACGGTTGTTCAAGAACTTGAAACTTTTAATGATCCCATTTATGAGAAATGGTCTTTTATATCTTCAACTTTTCAAATTCCAAATAAAGTTGCTACATTTAGAATTGTAATTAAAATAGTAACCGCTTCTGGCGGAGCCTCTTCTTCGGACTATCAGTTTTATGTTAATGGTATTAGTGCAGGGCAGTGGGCAGAAGAATTTCATGCTACATCTTTAGGAACATCAGTATCTGCATTTCCTACAAATATTGCTATAACTCAAGATTATGCAGTTGAGGCTTTACCTTACGGATTGACAAATGTTAGTGGCTACTATTTAGCATCAGAAACTTCTTTTTTTGCAAGAAATACAAGTATTCCACTTGTTTATGGTGCATCTGGTGTTACTAAGATTATTCCTAATGGAGAAAACCCATCTCTCATTGTTCCAGGACAAGGATTTTTAAATGAACTTGGAAGATATGGCGAATACACTGTTGAATTCTGGGCAAGAATAAACTCAGATGCAGCACAACCAAGAAAGATCTTTGGACCAATCGCATCGTCTGATGGAATTTATGTTGAGTCTGGTTTTATTACACTAAAGATAGGTAGTGCATTTAAGTCACATTTTGTTGGTGAGTGGTACCGACCAATGCTTATTGATATAAGAGTTATTCGGGATGCTGCAAGTTTGCTAATTAATGGGGAAGAAGTTTTATCATTATCCTTTGATACAGAATCAATTTCCCTACCATCAATATTAAATCAAACAAATCAAGACTCACAAGACTGGATTGGATTCTATGCTTATGAGGATATTCCAGAGATAGAAATTGACTGCGTGGCCATATATCCCTACCAGGTTCCAGTTACTGTTGCTAAGCGTAGATGGGTATATGGACAAGGGGTTGAATCTCCAGAAGGAATTAACTCTGCATATGGAGGTATATCTGCATTTATTGATTATTCTTTTGCAGATTATACAGCCAACTACTCTTATCCAAACTTTGCTAAATGGCAGCAAGGAACATTTGATAATCTAGTTACTACATCAACATCCTTACAGACACCAGTATACAATTTGCCAGAAATATCTATTGAAACAAAAACACTTAAAGAGTTTTATGATGATAATCAAGCAATTCAGGAAGGAAATATAAAATTCATATCCTTAAGACCAAATATAACTTGGGATACAATTGATGGATATATAAACTTCCCTAGCCTTAACATGTTAAATGATGAGGTTCATGCTATTTATTCAGTAATTCAGGCGGTAGATGATAATGCACAAGAACAAATTTTAATTGATATTCAAGATACCTCTACAGGAAATAAATTTAGTGTCATTAAAGAAGGTTTACTGGTTAAATACTACCTTACATACAACAATGAAGAAGAGTTACTTTTTACATCAGACGCTTTAACACTAAATACAAAAAGAGCAGTCGGAATAGATATAGATAAAGTTGTTCAGCACTTTGGTGGTAACGTTGCAACATTTTTTGGCAATAGGCAAGGTCTTACACTTTATGTTGGTGGAGACAGGACGGGTACTAAAACTTTTACGGGATATATTTATACATTAGGGATATGTACAACATTTAACAAAAGTCAGGTTTCTGACCATTTCTCTAATATGGGGATTGCCATACTTACATCTGGAGACGAACTAATTGTACATACAGCAAGTTATACATTATTACCAAGCGAAGCATACAACACGTTCTTTTTAGATATTGGGGTTTCTGGATACTGGGAAGATTATATGCCACTTTCATATTTTGCTCAATATGTAAAAAATGATGTTGGAAATGAGTATTATGACTTAGACTTTATTCAGTTTAATGTGGACTATCCAGAGCCAACGACTGTAACACAGGCAAATATTGGAGTTGAGTCATTTTCATATTTTGATCTTTATAGCCAATACTCTTCTCCAACCCAAAAAACCTATGGCGATTTAAGCGATTCTGCTGAAAGCGGTTGGGATGACTATCTAGATATGTCAGAACAATCAGTAAGTGCTTATATATATAATACAGACAATTCAGAAGTTAGAAGTTATGTAACATTTCAATACCTTGCAGATGGGGCAAATTCTCCAGTTGGAAACTTTTTAACAACTGATAGACCCATAGAGACAAAGATATTAGACATGGAAAATCATCCTCAATGGGCAACTACAAGGTTTGAGGTTATAAACAATACCCTTATTTATCCAAGCAAGACTGTAGACTTTAATGAATTAGCGATTGTTTATAGACTTGAGTTTAATGTTCGTGGTGTATTAACTAAGCCACTAAAACTAAGAAATTTATCACTAGCGTCTCAAGTTTTAAATGATAATTCATTTAATCCTATTGGTACAAAATTTGGAAATAGTTTATTCCCATACAAGAAAGCAGGAATCTATTATGACTATAAGTCTAAGAATCCTTTTAGCATTTATAAAGGAAGCACGCCATACCTATATATGACAAAAAATTCGGGTATTGAAGTTCGTGGGGATTTCTCTACATCTATAGACCGTGGAATATCTTTACCAGTAAACACCACACTTGCAAATAACTATCGTATCAGCGCATTTCAAACCTGGTATAGAAACGACAATGCCCTATTCTCAAGTTCTCCAGTACAACTGTTTGAAATAAATTACAAGAATGAGGCAATAAAGTTTTATACTCAAGCAGTCAACCCATCTGGAAGCAGAGCAAAGATTTTTGCAATCAATGACTCAACTGGTACAGAGGTTAATGGTATATCCTATTATATTAATGGTTCAATCGTAAGAGAGCCAGTTCTTACTATCAAAGAGTGGACCATCATTGGCATATCCTTTGGATCACCTTTAATATTTGACTCTTTCTTGGGATCTATAAACATCAATGGTCCAGGAGTATTTAATAATATTTCTTATTATCAGGCAACAGACTTGCAGCAAATTCAGAGCATAGTCACAAGGCCATGGGCAAGTGTTAAAACAGAGGATGGAATTAACTTTGACTGGCAATACTGGAAGACTAACTTTTCATGGAACGGCATGCTAGTTGTGTCAACAGTCTCAACCTATGGCGTAAATCCTTCAGAAATCTATAAAACCTATATTGGAACTAATAAGATTATCGTAGATGATGGGGAAGGTATGATTCTAGACTCTGATAAACTTAAGATTTATGATGCTATTGAGTGGTCAAGTTCTGTTGTTACTGCAGTCTAATATGGTATACTAAAGGTTATGAATCCATTAATTAGTCAAAAAACTGGCAAACCCATTGTAAGTAATGTGCGAAGAAAGGTCATTGAAAAGCAATATGACTGGGGTCTGTACGTATACAAGAAAGCAAATGGCAAGTGGTTTACAGACGGAGAAGGCAATGTTCTCAACATTGAATCAATGCGTGGTGACATTTCTAAGATTTCACAACTAAAAACTGCAGCAAAACACTTTGGTGATGCAGGAGATGGTGAAGCCGTGTTTGTTGCGGGACTTACAAGAATCTCAGATGAAGAACATTCAGAGCAAATGGATAGATTAAAGCAAGGACTTATTCCATCAATGAACGATCTTGGTGCCTGGCATGCTGCACAGCAAACAGTTAACAAGTTTGGCAGGGGTGCTTTAGATGAGTGAAGAAAAAAGATATATTGGCGCAAGCCTAAATACACAAGAAGAACAAGAAGATTTATTTAAAGACCAAGACCCGTTTATCAAGTCTTGGGAAATGCTTAAAGAGTATTCTGGGTTAGACCAAAATTTTAAAAGAAGAGTTTCAAGAGTTGTTAATAAAGCCATTGGAGATGACGCATACTTAGATGCAGCAAATGCAATGCCTTATGGACAAGACTCTGGATCTAAACAGATTAACCCTGGAACTGTATATCGTAATGGTTATGGCTTGTTTGATGTTATTACTCCGCCATACAATATGTATGAGTTAGCAAACTTTTATGATACATCATTTGCAAACCATGCAGCAATTGATGCTAAAGTAGAAAACATCGTTGGACTTGGGTATAGATTTGATATGACAGACAGCACCTCTCTTCGTTTTGAAATGAGCGAAGATCAGGATAAAGTAAAACGTGCTCGTAAGCGTGTAGAGCGCATGAAGATTGAGATCAGAGACTGGCTAGAAAGTCTTAATGATGACGACTCATTTACAAAGATTATGGAAAAAGTTTTTACAGATGTTCAAGCAACTGGAAACGGTTTTATTGAAGTTGGTAGAAATGTTGAAGGAGAGATTGGATATATCGGACATATCCCTGCAACAACAGTTCGTGTTCGTAGACTACACGATGGCTTCCTTCAGATTATTGGGCAGAAGGTTGTATACTTCCGTAATTTTGGAGCAAGCAATCCTAACCCAGTAACAAATGACTCTCGTCCAAATGAAATTATTCATATTAAAGAGTATTCTCCACTAAACACTTTTTATGGTGTTCCAGATATTGTTTCGGCACTCCCATCTCTTATTGGAGATAAGTTAGCCTCACAGTACAATATTGATTATTTTGAAAATAAAGCGGTACCAAGATATGTGATCACTCTTAAGGGTGCACAACTGTCTGGTGATGCAGAAGACAAGATGTTTAGATTCTTGCAGACAGGACTTAAGTCACAGTCACACAGAACTCTCTACATCCCTCTTCCTGGAGATACAGACCAAAATAAGGTTGAGTTTAAGATGGAGCCAATTGAAAATGGTATCCAAGATGGCTCATTTAAAGAATATAGAAAGCAAAACCGTGATGACATTTTGATTGCTCATCAGGTGCCTATTTCTAAACTTGGAGGAGCAGACTCTTCAGCCATCGCAGCAGCCTTGGCTCAGGATCGCACCTTTAAGGAGCAGGTTGCAAGACCTGCCCAACATCATTTGGAAAAAATTGTTAATAAGATTATTCGTGAAAAAACAGATATTCTTGAACTCAAGTTCAACGAGTTAACGCTTACAGACGAAATTGCACAGTCTCAGATACTTGAAAGATATGTTAAGACTCAGATCATGCTTCCAAATGAAGCCCGTGAGATCCTTGACTTGCCACAGGTAAGCCATGGAGATGAGCCACTACAACTGTCAGCAAGGCAAGCAACTGATGCAAGGGCAAACTTAGCAGGGAATCGCCAAAGGGATACAGAAAGAACAAACAGTCAGTCCGATGGCACGGCAACCGTCTCTGGGAGAAATCCACAAGGAGAAGGTAGAGCGTCTCAATAACTGAGAAACTTTATAAACATTTGATATAATAGGAACTGATATGAAAATAAATAAGGCTTCCTGGGTTACTGAAGGCGACAATGTTCGTCTATCAATGCCCCTTACCAAAGTAGACCAAGGGCGAAGAATCGTCTCAGGTTTTGCATCTCTTGATAACCTAGATAAGCAAAATGATATTGTTACTACAGAAGCATCAATGTCAGCATTCGCAAAATTTCGTGGGAATATTAGAGAAATGCATCAACCATCAGCAGTAGGAAAGATGGTTTCATTTAAAGAAGAAAAGTATTTTGATCCAGAATCAAAGAAGTTCTACAAGGGTGTCTATGTTTCTGCATACATCTCTAAGGGAGCACAAGATGCCTGGGAAAAAGTTTTAGATGGAACATACACTGGTTTTTCTATTGGTGGAAGAATGAATAAGTGGGATGATGCATATGATGAAAAGGCTGATGCACAAATTAGAATTATTAAAGATTATGACCTTATTGAGTTGTCACTAGTTGACTCACCAGCAAATCAATTTGCAAGCATTATGTCAGTGCAAAAAGTTAACGGTATTGATGTTATTAAGGGTGATGAAACAGTTCTAGAAAACGTATTCTATGATAAGGAATCTGGTATAGTAGTTACATCAGAAGAAGAAACACAGATTAGTCCTGTGTCTGGAGAAGAGATGCAGAATATTGGCTTTGTTGAAAAAGATGATTCTGATAAAGCAGACATGATAAAATTCTTAGTTGATAGTGCTAAAGGCATTAGAACTTCTAAGATTAACAAGGAGGTAAACCATATGACAGAAGCAACAGAAGTATTAGATACTCCAGTTGAAAATGCAGAGGTTGCTCCAGAGGCACAGCCAGCAGAAGTTATTGAAACTCCTGCAGTTGCTGAAGAAGCAGCAGTTGCTGAAGAAGCACCTGTTGTAGAAGCAGTTGATGGTAGTGCAGAATCTACTGATGCAGAGGAAGCACCAGTAGAAGAAGAGAAGACAGAAGAAGCAGTTGCAAATGCAGTTGCTGATGTTAAAGAAGAAGTTGCTAAAGCACTTGCTGAAATTAACGCTTCTCTTACTAATGCCTTTGGCGATCTCGCTGCAACCGTTAAGTCTCTTCACGAGCAGGTAGCAGCAGTAACGAAGTCTCTTGATAATGTAACTGGTGAAGTTAACAGCATCAAGGGAAACTTCAATGAGTTTGGCAAGCGAGTTGATGCCGTAGTTGCAGACACCGCTTTCCGCAAGTCTGGCGATCTAGGCGAGATCGTGCAGTTTGAACCTGTAAAGGTTCAGAAATCCCTATGGGGCGGTCGTTTCCTCAAATCAACCGACCTATTAAACTAAAGATATAAAATCACTAGGAGGTGAACAATATGTCGGAACAAAATACAGATATCGTAAAGAATTATCCTGGATCACCAACTGAATCCCACGCCCACAACGGCGATGGTGCATTCGCATCTGGTGCTATCGGTGGTGCAACAACCACAGATGCCAACGGTAATCTTTCACCCGCTGCTTCGCTTGGTAACATTGCTACAGCGAACTTCGGATCAACATCTGGCGCTAATGCTGTAAACCCAACTGGAACACCAGGTGGTATTCTAGCACCAGAGCAGGCTCGTCGCTTCATCGACTACGTGTGGGATGCAACAGTTCTCGCCAAGGATGGTCGTAAAGTTACAATGCGTGCAAACACCATGGAACTTGAAAAGGTCAACGTTGGTGAGCGTGTAATCCGTGCTGCTGCTCAGGCACAGCCAGATTTCACAAATGCTGGTGCAACTTTCACAAAGGTCGAACTTACTACAAAGAAGATTCGTCTTGACTGGGAAGTTTCAGCAGAAGCGCTTGAAGATAATATTGAAGGTGCAGCACTTGAAGATCATCTAGTTCGCTTGATGACCAATGCTTTCGCTAACGATATTGAAGACCTCGCAATTAACGGCGACGGTTCAACAGGCAACTTCCTTTCAATCATGGAAGGATTCGTCCACTTAGCAGGCGACAACTCAGATGCTCATGAATCAGCAGTAACAGTTGTAGATGATGCTTGGACAACAAACGTAATGCAGGATATCATTCTTGCAATGCCACGTAAGTACCGTGCACTTAAGAACAATCTTAAGTTCTACGCAGGTACAGATGCATTCCAGGGAATCGTTAAGAATAACGGTACACTTGCAGATGCAATCGCTGAAGCCTTTGTTAACAAGGGTCCAGGCACAGAGGCAAACCGTCAGTCATACCTTGATGGCGCAGCACAGACATTCGGTGGAGCACGTACAACTCGTGTTCTCGGAGTGGAAGTTATGGAAGTACCTTACTACCCTGCAGGATATGTCGACTTGACATTCCCACAGAACCGTGTATGGGGATTCCAGCGTGATATCACAGTAAATCGTGAATACATCAACAAGAAGGACACAATCGAATACACAGTATTCATCCGCTTTGGTATCCAATGGGAAGAACTTGATGCAGTTGCTTACGCAGATGCAGCAGCAAACTCCTAATTAATACTTAGCAATAGATTGAGGGGGGCAGAGTAAAATCTGTCCCTCTTAGTCATATCAAGGAGAAAAATGTCTTATCCAGGAAACCCAACAGAAGACCATGCTCATGCTGGGAGCGGTTGCATATCAGCAGGTGGAACAACAAATACTGTTATAACTAATCCAAATGGCATTATTACAGAAGCCAATGCTTTGGGATGCATTCCTGATGCAAATTTTGGTGAAAACACAATAGTTTCAGGCACACCTTCTGGAATAAGAAGAGCGCAAGGCTTAAGAGGATCTTTAAGAAGATAACTCTGGTATAATTACAATTGAGTATAGGGAGATAATATGAGTCTTACAGTTGAAGAACTATCTAAAAAAACCGTAATGGAATTAAAGGCCTATGCAAAAAAGAACAACATTGAACTATTTGACTCTAAGACAAAACTAGAGATCCTTGAGATTTTTGCTAGTTGGGCACCAAATGAAAATGTTAAAAAAGAATCAACTAAGAAAGAAAAAGATTCAGCCGTCTACTCAACAAGAAATATATTTTGGAATGGCGTAGGAACCCTTAAAATAGGGTATAACATTGTTACTAGTAATGATGCAGAAAAGTGGCTAACTCACAAGGCTGTCAGAACCGCCTCTCCTGAAGAGGTAGCAAGGCACTACGGTAAATAATCATGCAAATCCTTAGACTTCCCCCATACCCAATTTCTATAACTTACGACGTTCCACTTGCGTCAACTCAATATGCTTTTGTAATTGATGACGTTGAAAATCAGGCTATAACACAACAAACTGTAACATCTACTGTAGGCAAAAAGGTAACTTTGGAACTTCCTGTAGAATTTTCTAAATATGACAAGTCATACTCTCTTGCAGTATATAGACAAATTTCCCAAGGGGTATTAGATGATGAACCAGTTGTAGAAGATAATCTTGACATTACAAGACCTTATGTAGATCCAGCATCATTAGGAACAACAGCAACAGAGATTGCCCAATACACAGAACAAGAAAATATTGCAAGAACAATTATCGACAATATAACTGGTGGGTTTTATAATAAAAAAACATATCTTGAAACTGTTGGTCAGGGAACAGACTATATCTCACTTTGGGAAAGAACCAATAAAATTTTAAAGGTTTATGAGAATGCAGAACTAGTTTATGATGTTGATAGTGCTGATGGCCCAGCATTGGGAGATTATAACTTTTTGATTACAAAAGACAAGACCGCAATTACCAAAGATCCTGTTGTCTTTACCGATGCCATCAATCGTGCAGAACGCAAGAACTCAAATATGTTTGTTGCTCCATCCGACTCATTTGCATTATTTGACACAGAAGACAGCGGAAACATTTATACTATAAGTGGTGGCGTTGGTTTTAACGAAGGATATGACTATATCTTTTTGTTAGAAACAGGATATCGGGTAGTTCCATATGACATTCAAGATGCTACAAAAATGTTAATTGAAGACATTCGTTGTGGAAAGTTAGATTATTACAAGAGATACGTAACATCGTATAACACTGACCAGTTTAAGATTCAGTTTGATAAAAAGATTTTAGATGGAACAGGAAATATACTGGTAGATAAAATACTTGCAAAGTATAAAAAATCTATTATTAAACTTGGAGTTTTATAATGCAGTGTGAACTTACAGATTTTATGTATCCACTAATTGCAGACATTTATTATCCACTTGTAGATCAAGGCCCATACGGAAATGTAAAAAAGACTTGGGTTTTGAACAAGACCATTGCCTGTAATTTTTCTGCAGGTGGCGCTGCTATGAAAGAAGAAGTTAAGCCTAACGTCAATATAACACAAGATATTATTTTAATTGGCAGAGTAAAAGAAGATGTTAGAATTTCTAACTCTGAAAACAAAAATGCAGTCACAAATGTATTAATAACAAACATACGTGATAGATGGGAAACCCCAATATATCTTGAAACAGCAGGTCCAAGGGCTGGTAAATCAACACTCTACGAAGTTGCATCAAACGAACCAGCAATTGGTCCATTTGGCAGTGTAGAATACTACAAGTTAACAGTTCGCAGATCAGAAAATCAGGCTAGTGATATATAATGAGATTAACATTTAATAACGTTCAGTTTCAAAAAGACATGAAAAATGTTATAGGGTACTCAGAAGGATTCTTAGATGGAACAAGGGCTGGAAAGATTTTATTTTTTAGAAATTTGGGTATGGAAGTTAAGAATATTCTAGAAGAATTTATAGATTCAAATGCTTCAGTAAGCCCTCAAACACTTCACCATATGTATGAGTGGAATCAGGTAGGTCAGGCTTCTGGAAGACTATTTAATATTACTGCTATTGCAAATGGGTACGGAATTAATTTTTCATCATCCTTTAATCAATCACAAACAATTAAAGATGGATCAAGAGTTCCGTTTTACGATAAAGCAAGAATTATAGAATTTGGGATTCCTGTTGTAATTAGAACAAAACAATCAAACGTACTTGTGTTTGAAGACAATTCAGAAACAGTTTTTACAGCAGGACCAATAAATGTAAACAATCCTGGCGGATCAGCAGCGCAAGGTGGATTTGAAAAAACATTTAATATGTTTTTTGCTAGATACCTAAGTCAAGCATTTTTAAGAAGCACTGGCGTATCAGCATATCTTGAAAACCCAATGGTCTATAAATCAAACCTTCCTCAAGGTAAGAGAATGGGAAGATCTGCGGGATACAAAACAGGATATAGATGGATTGCTAGTGCAGGAATTACGGGGAGATAATGGCTAACGACACACTACTAAACACTCCAGTACTCTGGATAAATAAATACTTAGAGGCAAAGATACCACTGCTATCAAATATCAATGTTCCCTTATTTCCATCTACCCCAACAGCCTTGTCTGATCTTCAGCAACAGTTCCCAGAAGGTGGAGTTATGGGTACTTGGGATAGACTTATCAAAATGAACCGTAGAGGTTTTCCACACATTAAGTGTGAGCAGTTGTTATATTATTTTTATGCCACGGCAGAAAATTCAATAGAAAATATGGTTCAGGTCCAAGAAGCAATACTGCGGCTTATGGACAGATATGATGAAACAGCAGAAGAAATAAACAACTGGTGCTCAAATAGACAGGTAAATATTGGAACCGTAAATGCTCCAGACCTTATAGATAGTATGTTTTATTTCCACAATTTTAAAGTCTACCAACTGGAAGAAACCAGAGATATTATTGACTTTGGCACAGCCCGTACCTATGGCGGTAATAAGATAATTATTGATTTTGACTACCATCAGATGCCCGATTTGACCTCAAGTGGCTGGGTACCCGAAAAACTGGCTACAAAAGAAATCATTTAAAAGGCTGTTATAATTAACCTTGAGGAAACAAACGCCGTACAACTTAATACACTATTCTTAAGAAAGAGGTGAACAAATGGCTTATAGTCGTGGAACATCAACAAACATTATCGTTGGCGCTGCAGCACTTTTCGTTGCAGATACAACACTTACTCCAGGAACACTGGAGACAGCAGTATCAGGTGAATCATTTAGAGAGACTCTCGCAGATGATGCAACTTATACAAACGTAGGTTACACAATGAACGGACTAGAATTGCAGTTCCAGCCTGACTTCGGTGAAGTTCAGGTAGACCAACTTCTTGACGTTGCAAAACTTTACAAGCAAGGAATGCAAGTTAATCTTGCAACAGCATTTGCTGAAGCAACACTAGAAAATCTTCTACTTGCTTTGGCTTACAGCGATTCAAAGTTATCAGGAACAAAGTCAAGTTCAACAGGAAGAGCACTTAATCTTTCTGCAGGTGACATTGGCGAGTGTCCAGTTGAGCGTGGAATCGTTGCAGTAGGACCAGGAACAGGCGACTGTGAAGATTCTGCTTACATCGAGCGTGTCTACTCTGCATACCGTGCACTTTCAATTGAAAATGTTACAGTATCTGCAAAGCGTGACGAAGCATCAATGTTTGAAGTTTCATTCCGTCTTCTTCCAGAAGATACATCTGGTTCATATGGTAAGATCGTAGATCGTACCTGGACACCAACATCATAATTTAATAATAAATTAGCGACTAGGCCTGTCTCTTCGGAGGCAGGCTTTGTTGTTTTATGCTAGAATAGTTCTATATGGCTACTATAGTTTATTCTACAAAAACAGTTGAAACAGTTGACGGCATTCAAATAGAAATGTCACCTTTAAAGATTAAATATCTTCGTGAGTTCATGGATGCCTTTGATAAAATGAAAAACTCTAAAGATGAAGCAGACTCAATTAATGTTATTTCTGAATGTGTAAGAATAACGATGAAGCAGTACTATCCTAAACTATCAAACAATATAGAAGACATTGAAGATAACTTTGATCTTCCGACAATCTATGCTATATCTGACTTTGCAGCAGGAATAAAAGTAAAAGACGATTCTGAAGAATCTATTAAGAAACAGGCTGAACAATCATTAAAGTCAAAAGCAGATAAAGAAGGCGTTACCTGGCAAAGTCTAGACTTGGCAAAACTAGAATCAGAAATCTTTTTATTGGGAATATATAAAGATTATGATGAACTAGAAAAATCTTTATCTATGCCAGAATTAATGTCAACCCTTGAGGTAATGAGAGACTTGGATTATCAAGAAAAAAAGTTCTTAGCAGCAATGCAGGGGGTTGACTTAGATAAAGAGTCTGGAAAAGACAGGGGTCAGAAAGAATGGGAAGACATGAAAGCACGAGTATTCTCAGGTGGCCAAACAGAAGATTCTAATGACGTATTATCTTTACAGGGTCCAAAAGCAAAACAATTAGGGTTTGGAATTGGTCTTGGTCTTGATTACGAAGATGATAGAGACCCCTCTCTTATGCTATAATTAACTTAACCTAATTAGGAGGGGTAAATGGCAACAACTGTCCATGAAGAAAGAGTCGTCACATTAATTGACGGCACAAAGGTTAAAGTACGACCACTGAAGGTATCACTTCTACGTCCGTTTATGAAGTCGTTTGAGGGTCTTGGAGCAGTCCAGACAGATAATGACAAGTCTATGGATGTTCTTGTTAGTTGCGTTCAAATCGCAATGAAGCAATATAAGCCAGAACTGGCTGATGACCTTGAGAAGTTGGAAGATCTACTTGATCTACCAACGGTGTATGAAATAATTGAAGCAGCATCAGGTATTAACTTGACTGACTCAGCCTTGCTTGCTCTTGCAGCACAAGAATAAAATTAAATAAGGAGATCATGGTCGGTTAAATGGCAGATATAAATAGCAATATTTTTATAAATATTGATACGGCGCAAGCCATGTCTGCACTTCGTGCACTTGATAAACAATTATCTGCATTTAACCGCTCTATGATTGTTGGCACTCGTGCTGCACAAGCAGCACAGGCCGACTTCACAAGATCACTTCTCCATAATGTAAATGCTACTGGAGCCTTCACTGGCTCTATGGCAAAGATGACAACATCAACTGACCAGTTTTCAGAAAGACTTGAACGTGGCAGACTATCTCTTCGTGAGTACTACAGATATGGTATGGCATCTACCAGAACATTTGGAAGATTCTTCGGTAAAGAATTTGAAACTGTCGGCAACCTTATACAAAAAAGAGTAAAGACATTACAGACACAATATGTAGGGCTAGGTCGTGACGCACAGGGTGCTATAAATGCAATGAGCATGACCCCTAAAAAGTTAAATTATAATGACCAACTTACAAGAATGCAGTCGGTTATTCAGCGCCAACAAATATTGAATAAATTACTTGCTGATGGATCCGTAAAACTTCTTAACTTTGGTAAGAACACCCAGTGGGCTGGTCGTCAGTTGATGGTTGGTTTTACTATTCCTCTGGCTATGTTTGCTGCTTCAGCAATTAAAAGTTTTAAAGAAATTGAAACACAGGCTCTTCGTTTTAAGAAAGTTTATGGAGAACTCTTTACAACACAAGAGGAAACAGAAGCGGCTCTTAAAAATATGCAAAAACTTGCAGACGAATATACTAAGTATGGACTTAAAGTAGCAGAAACCATTAAGACAGCAGCAGAAGCCGCTGCAGCAGGTTTTGCGGGTAATGACCTTGACGTAATTGTTAGACAAGCAAATAAACTTGCCGTACTTGGTGGGGTTGCACAAGATCAATCATTAGAAACAATTATTGCTCTTAAAAATGCTTTTGGAATTACTACAGCCGAACTTGGCAAAAACATTGACTTCCTCAACGCAGTTGAAAACCAGACAGTTCTTACAATTGATGATTTGACAAAAGCAATACCAAGAGTAGCACCAGTTATTAGACAACTTGGTGGAGATGTAAAGGATTTATCTTTCTTCCTTACAGCAATGAAAGAAGGTGGTGTTAGCGCAGAGCAGGGTGCTAACGCATTAAAGTCAGGTCTTGCATCTTTGATCAACCCTTCTACTGCTGCAGTAAAAGCAACAAACGCTTTAGGTATTAATCTAAAAGCAATTGTTGAAACCAACGCTGGAGATTTAAAACAAACAGTTTTAGAGTTTGCCCAGTCACTTAGTACTTTAAATGATTTACAGCGTGGTCAGGTAATTGAAAAGATTTTTGGTAAGTATCAATTTGCTAGACTTTCTGCAATGTTTAATAACATCACTAAAGAAGGAACTCAAGCAAACAGAGTTATGAGGCTTTCTGTTGCGTCAGCAGAAGAACTTGCAATACTTAGCCAGCGAGAAATGAAACTGCAAGAAAGTTCAGCAATGAATAAAATGCAGGCACAGATTGAAAAATTTAAGGCAGCCATTGCACCAATTGGAGAATTGTTTGCTAAGGTTATAACCCCAGTTCTTGAATTCTTTGTTAAACTTTTTAATAAGTTTAATGAACTTCCAGAAGGAATTAAAAAGGCCGTAGCCCTTATAGTTGCAGGTATTGCTGGAATTGGTCCAGTTGTACTGATGACTGTTGGTCTTGTTGCTAACGGTGTTGCTAATATGATGAAAATGTTTAACCTTGTTCGTCAGGGATATCAGAGACTAGCGTATGGCTCAAAGGATGCATCCCTAGGAACAAGATATATGACACAAGAAGAACTTCAAAATACTGCAGTAACAAATGCACTAACAACAAGTCACCAAAATTTATCTGCTGCCTATGTTCTTGAAGGATCTAGCCTTAGAGCATTAACAGCAGTTTATCAGCAAGCAAATGCCGCAATGTCTGCTTTTGCAAGAAACAATCCAGGAATGTTTATGCCTGGAGCACCAAGAGGAGGAGGAAGACCTCCACTCAGATTTAACAAGGGTGTTTCTTATGTTCCAGGAACTGGTAATACTGATACAGTTCCAGCAATCCTTACACCTGGAGAAGCGGTTATTCCAAAGCCAATGGTTGCTAAATATGGTGGTCTTGTTGACGCAATGGTTAAGGATCAAATTCCAGGTTATATGGCTGGATACTATCCTTCTGTTACAAGCCAAGTGACAAGACTGATTGCTGGACAACCTGGAGTTATTGGAAGAGCAGGTGGCTTTGGCGCAGCGGGAGCAGTAGGTTCATCAGTTGCAGCAAGAAGACTACAGACAGTAGAACTATCACCAAATGCAGTAAGTTCTCGTGTAATGCAAAGAGTTGCTCTTGAAGAACAAGGAGACCTTATCTCTGTAACAATGGGAGGAGCGCAGTTCTTTGTTAAGAAGTCAAAGTTCAAGGATCTAGAATCTGTAATTTTGCAAAATGAAAAATATCAAACATCCAAGGGTGCTTCTGTAGATGATATTCTTGCAACAATGATTTCTAGAGTTTCTGCCCCACA